CGAGGACTTCTTGATCCAGAGAGATTGTTGAAAATGCTCCATTTTTCTGATAAGAAGAAAATGCCTGAGAATTTTCCTTCCCAGGTTTTGTCGTTCGTTCAAGAAGTTCGTGCTTGGTTCGAGGTTGATCCTGATCATTTTGTTATTTCTCGTGCTCAAAACGTTTTAGCTCCCTTTGGCGTTAATTTTTTGTTTAAAGCTTTGTTGATGTCTCCTGTTAGGCTTCAAGCTTTTGTTTCCAATTGGCTTTTAAACAATCCTGAGTATGCAGTTTGCCAAGGCGATGCTAACGCTGAAACTACGTTCGCTAAAGAAGAAGAAGTCGCTACTGAACAACCTTATGATCTTGAAGGCTCCTCTCATAACGATAATATGGATGTTAACATGCACGAGATTGCAACTATTTTTTCTCGTCCTTATCGTGTTGCTCAATTAAACTGGGTTTCCTCTATTGCTAATGGTACGCAAATTTTCTTTGGTCTTTTTCCTTCCACTTATTTTAAGCTTAATTTTAATGCACAAGCTAAGTTAAGTAACTATGCAGCTATGCGTGGTGTTTTGTGTGTTAAAGTTACCATTAGTTCTTCACCTTTTGCTCAAGGCTTGTTGCTTTTATCTGCCCGTCCTCAAGGCCGCAATAGCACTAGCGAGTATGAAGCTATGGGCGATCCTAGTGTTATACTTGATGTTGCTTCTGGTTCTTCTGCAACGATCAAGATTCCAACCATTTTACCTCAAGGTTGGTCAATGGTGGAGTTTTACAGCTCCGCTAATTTGCTTTTTGATTGGTGTCAGGTTGCCCTTACTGTTCTTTCTGCCCTCTTAGAGAATGGTACTGCTGGTGTTCAAGTTAATGTTTTCGCTTGGCTTGAAGATGTTGAATTGCGCAATCCTACAGTAACAAACTTCTCTACTGATCCACAGGGTTATGTTGATGATGAGTTTAAGAAAGCTGCTAAACGGCTTACTTCTCGTGAAACTGATGCAGCGCTTGTTGATGATCCTGTTTCTAAGCGTATGATAACT